TATTAGACCATAATGCTTACAATATATATATATTATTTTGCCAAAAAACACTTAAAGATATAACAAATAGTATAGTATTATAGTATGCAAACACAAACTAGATACGGTAATAAATGGACTGTGAATGAAGTGCTCACTCTTCAGAGAGAATATGAACTCTTGGAATTGACAATCCAAGAAATCGCACAAAGACATCAACGAACAGTCTATGCTATTTTATATAAACTAGAAGGAGAAGGCTTCATTACCTCTTGGAATGAAGCAAGAGGATTCAAGTTATCTTTGGTCCAAGAATACTACTATACTAGGACTGCGGCTACTACGACTACTTCTAAGACTACGAATACTACTACTCTTGAAGATGATGCAGAAGACGATATTGAGGATGACGATGCTGCTGATGAAGACTATGTTGAGGAGGAGGACGACGAAGATGATGATGACGAAATGGATGAGGAGGACGAAGAACATAATGAGATATCAAAGCTTACTGAACGTGTTTGGAGTCTAGAAACTTCGGTAAACGATATTAGCGTTATGGTAAAGAATTTATTTGAATCTTTAGTAAATACAACCCCCAAGAAGCGTCCGCTTTCAGCGACTCGTTAAAAATATAATATAAAAAATTTAAAATAAAATAAAAAATTGTGATTAAAATAATTTTTTATTTGGATTAATTAAAATACTTAAAGGGTACCCATTTTAATTACCTTATTTTTTATTAAATATCTTGCTTAAACTTTGTAGTCCAGCTCTCTCATTATTTGTTTCTCTCAAATAATCATCGAATAATAAAGCCTTGACTTCTTTATTTTTCATTTGCTCTAATTTTTCTTCAAATTTACTCTCATCTGTATCTCTACGCAAAATCTCCACTTCTCTTTTAAATTTTTTACCTTTTAATAAAGTTTTTTTTTGTATATCCCATATTTTTTCTAATACTAATGCGAATACCTGTTGAACCGGTTTCATTATTTGGTTTGTAATATAAAATGAGTAATCAATCTTCAAATTGTTTTCTGTAATAAAAGTAGGGGTTTCTATTTTCTCTCCCTGAAGAGCCTTTTTGTCTTTACTAACAATATATACAAATGGAATTCTATCACCGGAACTAGGTTTATTTCCTGGGTCTCTTGCTGTGATTCTATCTGCTAATACCTTATGTGCGATTGATTGTGGATTTTTGTATCCACTACGCAAAGACTTTGTAATAATTAATTTATCCATTGGATAATTTTCATCAACGATATTTTGCAAACAAGATTTTAAAAAGTCAATTGCTTCTGTTATATTCTGTTTCTTCATTAAGATATCTATGATACCCCCATAAATATCTTTTACTATTGGTGCATTATCACGACGTTTTAATACAATACCCATTTCTTTTCTCTTACCTTTGTTTGGGTCGGTTTCATATAACATACCCACATATCTTTTCTTTGATAACAAACAGAATGGCATAAATGTTTTCTCATACTCTAAATCATGAGGGCCTTTTAAAAACTTGGATGCTAAATGTCCTGCCTCTTGTGCGATTTCAATTGTAATTTCAAGAGCCTCTTTTCCACGAATGGGTTTACCATCTAGTGTTTGCAGGTTGAAGGTGAAGAATACAGAATCTGTATTGTGTACAATTAAATTCCCTACTCCTGCTGCGAAATGATGATTGTCAGTTGTCAAATCGTATACATAACCTTCATAAGGAATATTATTCATTTTTTTTATAACAAATGGATTTTTTCTCTGTTTTAGTTTCGTCATAGTAACTCTAAAAATGTTTGGTTTATCAGTTCTAGTATTTAACGAAGTATTATAACCAAGACTTGCTCCTAACCAAGAGATATATGATGCACTTATTTGATTTTTTTGGTCAATTCTAGTGTAACCATTTATGTCTTTATCTCCGTCGGCATCATATAACCCATTAAAGAACGATTGTCTTACATTCTCGCTAGCATTTATAATTTCAATAGGAATTACCTTGCTTTTATTATAATATAATTTTTCTCTATACATTTTAACAAATTTTGCAATAGAGCCATATATATTATTTTTTGGAGATATTTTATATACTCCTGAACTTTCTAAAGTTGGCAATATAACCCAATCAAAATTACTGTATACTTTTTTACACAGATTAACATATTTATTAATTAAATCCATGGATGCATTATTTAACGCCCATGACGCTTTTTTTCCTGAAGGACAGTCGTATTCTCCACAACTACCGTCTCCAAAGAAGAAACCCATTATTTGTGCTTCATCTTCACTAATAGAATTATTTTCATTACTACTATTTATTGGTAAATTTCGATGAAGCAATTCTTTACCAATTTCAACATCTTTAGGTGATATTTCTTCGCCATCAACTGTTAGAAGCGAATGGTCATCTGTTACATCAACCAAACCAGTATGAGTTAAAATCCGGACCATTTTTTTATGTGACGCTAACTTGTGACGAATAACTCTATGTAATTTTGTCCATCCTTTATCAGACCAAGTTTCAACTCCTTCTAATTCACAAAATTCTTTTTCTTGTTTTCCTGGTTCACAACATGTTACCCAGTTATTATTACCATATTTATTTGCGAGTTCTTCAATAGTTACAATATCAAAATTATCATTTACTCTAATATATATCGGTGTATAATTTGCAACACTATCGCCATATATATATTCTGCTTTAGTTAAAACGGGACCGTGCTCTTTTGTCTCACAAATTTTATTTCCATAACATTCTTCAATAATTCTTTTCGCATAAGTCAACAATTTTCTTCCAATAGCTGTTGTACATGCGGCTATATCTTTTTCATAAAATGTACTCGTTTTTGCGCCACATTGTCCATAAAGTGAATTCGCAGTTACTTTATAACCTAATTGGCGCTGGTCTAATACATTCTTCATAAATTCGTCTGTTTGTTGAGGAATTAATTTTCTAGTGTCCTTTCTTGCTTTTAAAAGCTCTTTCAAAATAGAAGGCATAATTGCTTCACCTTCTCCATCTAAAGGCTGCGCAAATCGGCAAATTTTATGTCCGGATTTAACCTTCACTGCTGCGGCCTTTGGGTGTTTTCGAATATATCTATATGTATCATAATTCACATCTACATATTCATATCCCTGTAAATTATCATAAATATAAATACCGCTTTCATCCTTTTCTCCCCATTCCTCTATTAAATTTCCTGCTAAATCATACTCTCGTGTCCATACTTTACTATCGTGTGATAAATTTTCACTGATCATTGAACTAGGGTACAAAGAAGCGTAATCTACACAAGCAACCGGATTATCTAAATATAAATCACACTTGGGATCTAATACAATTGCGCCTTCATAACCTTCGTCTAGACCGCCTTTTTCTATGACTGGCATCAATGTGCGTTTTTCTCGGCATTTTTTGGCTATATAACTTGTTAGCTTAATACCCTGTCCTCTCATAACAAGGAAATTTATTGGCACGCTACAAATCTTCGCCATCTCAATATATCCAGTAAGAATATCCGATTTATTAAATAGATAATGAACCAAGTTGCAATCTTGAATACAATATTTCGCAATTACTGCTCTGTCGTCTGATGTTCCATTTGTCATTCTAAAAATATCTTTAGGCGTAACATCATCTTTTGCTAAACACCATCTTACCTTTTTTTCAAAATCAGGGGTAACAATACCATTAATAACAAATTTGTTATTTGCTTTATCTACATCTGTTACTACATATTTCGCACCATCTGCGTAATAATCTACGGAATGTCCTATTTCCTCAAAATGAACGTAGCTTCCAATTAAAAGACCTGTCATATTTGATGTTTTTATAATACTTTGTTCTGTTGTATGGTCAATCGTTTTAATAAAATCTCCAATAAAATTACCTGCAACATAATCTAGTTTATAGGAAATTAAATTTGACTCTCTGCGATAAAAGTTATATAAATCAACTTGAAGTCGTCCATTCATTTTAATAAAATGTAAATCATGTTGTCCGCTTGCAATTTGAATAGTACTTTCTTCAATTTTCCACTTACCCGTATCTCTATCTTTAGAACCGCAAACTTCCTCATTGTTTCGCGATAGTTTTAAGAACTCTTCTACACAATTGTTTTCTTGTGCACGATTGAACATAAACTGATAATCAAACCCAAATATATTGTAACCAATAATGATGTCTGGATTTTCACGTTGAACTAATTTTTGCCATGCAAGTAATACCTCTTCTTCTGTATTATAACTTTCTACGACAGAATTTTCTATTGGTATATCACTGCAAGTATTTAATACGATACAATGATTAAAATAAGGGTCTACATCACCATATTTCATAAATGTAGACCCAATAAAGGTGCATTTGTCACCTTCGAGCTTAGGAAACTTTGCATTTAAAGATATATTTAACTCATTCATTTTACCCTCTCGTTCAAATTTTTTATCACATAATATATCTACAATCGTTGCTTTTTTGTCTGTATAAGATTTTACATATTTATATTCATTGTCATCATCTTCATCGTCTGCTGCCATCTTTTCAAATAATGATTCTAATGTATTCGCATCAGTAAAATCGCCGGATGGTTGTAAATTTCTTACCTGTGATTCTAACCAAAGTTCGCATAGTTTTATTAGTGCTTCCTTTGAATCTGGTTTTTTCTTAGGATAAACTAAATCGATTTGGTCCATATTTTCATAACCAAAAGCAGATAATATAATTCTTCTTAAAATATTTTTACATAATTCTTTTGTCATATCCATTTTCAAATTTTCAAAATATTCAATAATATTCGTTGCGAGCTTTTTATACGTTTTTATAGGAACTGGAAAATCACCGTGACTACTACTAGCCTCAATATCAAAACTCATTATTTTATACGGAACACGAACCTCCTTATCATTTAATGGAATGATGTTTTTATAATTAGTTCTTATTTCAACGTGACAATTTACATTTTTAATTGCTTGACACGTTTCAATAGCCTTCTTTTTAGGAATAGCTATCCACCCAGAAGGACTAATATCTCTAATATGGAAGAATCGCAATAAAGGAGGAATATTTGCTTCATAAAGCTTGACATTTGTATCTCTAAATTTATAACCGTCTTTTAATAAAGTATGACCATTGTTGTAGTCAGTATACCATAAATTCTTTGCCTTATTAAATGCATTTAAATTCGCAAACTCAATAAAGATAAATTTGTGTTCTTTTCCGCCATCGAAACCATATAATTTTTTGCGTTTTATAATTTTACATTCGGTAATAGAGTCTTGATAATATTTACCCATTTTTTCTTTCAAATCTACAATAAAATCTTCTTTCATTTTAATTGACCATTTATCATTAACCATTACATAAAAGAAAGGTTTATACCCTTCTGCAATTAATGAAAAGGTCTTCCCTTTTTCATCTACACCGAATATTTGAATAATGAAACTATTTGTATCTTTATATACATTTTGCTCATCATCCGAAGAATCAGTGGACAACTCCTTACTATTATAAAAGTTAAAGTCAAAAATTCTAAGAATGTGTTCCATTTTTAATTATTATAGTAATTTATATTTATCTTATTTAAAATTATTCAATTTTATTTAATTTGAAAATATATATATGTAAATTTATAAATAATTTTTATATATTTACATATTTGAAAATTTAAAATATACGTTTTAAATGAGAAAAGGTGTAAAATTTGAAACACTTTATATATAGATACTCAAAAAATGATGATATCTTTTAGACCTTTTTACATATCAAATGCTGGTTTGTAGAATAAATAATTTAAACAATTATATAAAGAATAATTACTATATCATAGTAATAATATGTTCATTAGATATAGCAGTTTAAAAAAACTCGTTTGTAGTAATTTTATTTCAAGAAGTATTTTTAGTTATAAAGATCCATTTTTTTTGGAAAAACAATTATCTGATGACGAAAATTCTATTAAAGATGTGGCATATAATTTTTCAAAACATCATTTATTACCGAATGTTGTTTCGTCATTCAGAAATGAAAAGTTTGATAAAAATATAATAAAAGAAATGGGAAATTTTGGTTTATTGGGACCTACTATAAATGGTTACGGGTGTGCTGGAGTAAATTACGTTTCATACGGTTTAATTATGAGAGAAATAGAAAGAATTGATAGTGGTTATAGAAGTTGTGCTAGTGTTCAATCTTCTTTAGTGATGTTTCCTATATATAAATTTGGTTCACCCGAACAAAAAGATAGGTTCTTACCTGACCTAGCAAAAGGTAACCTTATTGGGTGTTTTGGATTAACTGAACCAGACCATGGAAGCGACCCATCTGGAATGAAAACAAATGCTATTTTTAAAGATGGTAATTATATTTTAAATGGTAGTAAAAATTGGATTACAAATTCACCAATTGCAGACGTGTTTATAATTTGGGCAAAAGATGAAAATAATGATATAAGAGGGTTTATATTAGAAAAAGGAATGAAAGGATTATCATGTCCTAAAATTGAAGGTAAATTCTCATTACGAACTTCGAATACTGGTATGATTTTTATGGATAATGTTATAGTTCCAAAAGAAAATATGCTTCCAAATATTAAAGGGTTGAAGGGACCTTTTTCATGTCTTAATAATGCTAGATATGGTATATCTTGGGGTGTTCTTGGTGCTGCCGAAGATTGTTATTTAAGAGCAAGAGAGTATTGTTTGGATAGAAAACAATTTAATAGACCATTGGCATCAAATCAAATTATTCAATTAAAACTTACAGAAATGTTATCAGAAATTACCATTGGACTTCAAGCATCTTTAAGAATTGGCAGATTATTAGATGAAAATATATGTGCTCCGGAGAATATTTCTATTATAAAGAGGAATAATTGTTTAAAATCATTAAATATTTCCAGAAATGCAAGAGATATGCTAGGGGGAAATGGTATATCAGATGAATATCATATAATAAGACATATGTTGAATCTCGAAGCAGTAAATACGTATGAGGGAACACAAGACATTCATGCTCTAATTATTGGAAAAGGAATAACCCAAATAGCATCTTTCTCATCTTGAAGAAAAACCGATGAAGATTAAAATAACACGTTGGATATGATTTTACACCTTTTCACATTTGAAACGCCGTTTACACTAAACCTAAAAAATTACGCCCAATCTTACTTGTAGCAAACATACCACATCCCGAAGTAATCTGTAAATAAAATATATTAGTTTTTTTGGTGCAACATAGTAAATATACTGATAAAACAATAAAAAGTAAAGAAAAAAACCAGAATAGTTGAGTAAATCTATCCATTATATATATATATAAG